CGGGGCATCCAGTGCGACAGGCGACTACGGGGCATCCAGTGCGACAGGCTACAAAGGGGCATCCAGTGCGACAGGCGACTACGGGGCATCCAGTGCGACAGGCTACAAAGGGGCATCCAGTGCGACAGGCGACTACGGGGCATCCAGTGCGACAGGCAACTGCGGCGCATCCAGTGCGACAGGCTACAAAGGAAAGTCGGAAGCAGAAAACCCAAATAGCGTAGCTGTAGCTTGGGGACCAGAAGCAATGGCAAAAGGCGTAAAAGGATCCACACTTGTTCTTGCGGAATGGGAACGGATTGATAATAATGCATGGTACTGGAAAGAGGAAGCGTGGGAATTCGTAGGATCGTTAATGGTTCGTGTGGATGGCGAAAAAGTAAAAGAAAACACATGGTACACATTAAAGAATGGTGAACTTGTGGAGGTAGAAGATGAATAAAAAAGAAGTATTGGAAATCAGAAAACAGTTCACACCGGAGAATTGTGCGATCACCCGTATAGCCGGATGCTACGTAGATGGGGAAAAAGAGAAACGCATGGAAAGAGAAGAAGCGTTTCTTTCACTGCCGGAAGAACAGGCATTTAAGTATTTTGACATCTTTAAAAAGACCTTATCCGGGAAAACCGGAAAGAACTTGTTGAACCTGGAATACAAGCCGAAAGAAAGTAGGAGCAGTGACCCAGAGGGCGAAGAACATGAATTGTTGATGAATCTGAGAGAAAGCAAACTGAGAGACCCGGCATTACTGGACGAATTCTACGAAAAGATTCTTACGTCTTATGACTGCGCTGAGAATTACTACATCGTACTTATCCATGCAGTATATGACGTACCGGGAAAGACATCGGACGGAGAAGAATTGGAAGATGCATCTGACGAAGTATACGATTTCATTCTTTGTTGCATCTGCCCAGTGAAACTTTCAAAGCCGGGACTTACTTACAATGGGAAAGATGAACGGATGGAAGAGAGAACCCGTGATTGGGTAGTAGATATGCCGGACAAAGGATTCTTATTCCCGGCATTTAATGACCGACAGACGGATGTACATAGCGTACTTTATTACACCCGGAAGTCTGCCGAGGTACAAGAAGAAATGGTTCGTGAGCTACTTGGAATTGATTTTGTTGCATCTGCCGATGGAGAGAAAGATAAATTCGGTAAGTTGTTAGGGGATGTATTTGGAGAAGATGCAGACTGTAAGATTGTGAAAGACATCTATGAGGGCATTAGCAAAGAGATGGAACGCCATGCAGAAGACCCGGAGCTGTACAAAATTGATAGGAACGAACTGAAAAAGATATTCTGTAACAGCGGTGTACCAGATGAAAAGATGGAAATGTTCGATGGTGCTTACCGGGAGAACATCGGGAATGTGCCTGTTATGGCAAGTAACATTTGTGACAACAAGGTAGTTAATATCCAGGTTCCAGAGGGGAAGATAACTATCGATGCAGATTTTATCAGCAATTTAGAAATCAAGGAAGTTGACGGAAGAAAATGCATGGTACTGCCAGTAGATTATGTAGAAGTTAACGGAATTTCAACGAAAGCGTAGGTGCGAGAGATGAAATATAAGGTTGGAGATAAGGTAAAAATCAAAGGAAATTTGATTATTGGAAAAACATATGGTGGTTTATACATGTATGGTGGTGCTGTGAGACATATTGGAGAAGAAACGATAGTAACAAAAGTTGAAAAAGAACGCTACAGGTTAGCCGTTGATAATTCTTCGAGAATCTGGGCATACGAAATGCTTGAACCAGTAGAAGAACTGACAGCGGAAGAACTTGTGAAAATTATCAGCAATATATGCGAAGCGAACAATGAGTGTAGTAAATGCCCTATTCTTGATGTTAAAGGTGAAGACTACTGTATGATCGGGATAGGTAAAAATGCAGATAAGACATTAAAGATAGCGAAGCAGTGGAAAGCAGACCATGAGAAAAAGCCGATTGAGACGGAAAACGTAATGTACATTGTTGTAATGGATGAAAAAAGAAATGTGGTATACGAAGAAAAGACTAATGAAGCAATTATTACTGCAACCATGAAAGAAGAAGTTCTTAAAAAATACTGCACAGAGCATGATGGTAAATATTACGCAATTGGCGAACGTAGATGTGTAGTAAAGGAGTAACTATGAACACACGAGAAAAGATAGATTACATGATTCAGTGCTTACAGGTAGCAAAAGCAGAGTATGAATACGAAGCTGAACGTTATGAACATGAATGTGCTGAGGATTACGAATGGCTTAATAAGCACCATATTACCAACAAGGCACTGATAAGAGAAAATCTAAGGAATGTGGCAAGGATGGGATTCCAGATGGCAAATGAGGTGAAGTGATGGATGGACTAATTGTAAAAAAGAGATGGTTAAATCTTATCCTTAGTGGGAAGAAAACTATTGAAATAAGAGGTAGTAATACCAAGAAAATAGGACAGCCGATCTATTTACTGGAAAGTGGGACAAACCTTGTAAAAGGCACATGTATTATAGACTCTACATATCCAATATCCTGTTCTGATTGGTCTGAGGAAAGAGAAAAACACTGTGTTGACATATCTTATTCAGAGTTGAAGAAAAGGTATAAAAGACCTCATGCGTGGGTACTGAGAAATGTGAAACTGACGGAAGAAGAATGGAAGTACGAACATCCAAAGGGTGCGATTATATGGGTAAAAGATGTAATGCCGGCATATGAACTGCAAACTGGATATATAGACGTAATTCTTAGAAACAATATGTAATTTACAGAAAGGAGTACGGAGCTCCGGCCGGGCAAAGATATATCGGCTCCTTTCGAGAAGAATGAAAAAAGAAGAATTCATAAAACTTGCACCGAAATGCGGATATGGCAGTGAAGACCGGGCAAGAGATTATACAGAGCGAAATCCTAAAATGCATTATAGCGTGGATGATTTTATAAAACTCTACCATGAACCAATAGATTCTATGCACTGGAACGGCATACGTGCTACGAAAGGATTGTATGAAATGTACGGGATTAACGGAAGAACTACGGCTAAGAGGAATGGAGTAGCTGGAAATGACAGTACGAGACAGGATTGGGGGATGTGAGAGTGAAATTTATAGACTGGTTCGCCGGAATAGGTGGTTTCCGAAGAGGAATGGAACTTGCCGGACATGAATGCGTTGGTTTTTGCGAATTTGATAAATTTGCTACAGCGAGTTATATTTCCATGCATCTTCTGACGGACGAACAAAGAAAGAGGCTGGATGAATTACCACAGAAGAAAAGACAGAAGGAGATTTTAAACGATGAATACAGAAATGGAGAATGGTACGCAAATGACGTTAGAAGAGTGTGTGCCGATGATATTCCAAAAGCAGACTGTTGGTGTTTCGGATTCCCATGCCAAGACATCTCAGTCGCAGGAAAGCAACTTGGATTTCAAGGAAACCGTTCGAGCTTGTTTTTCAGAGTTATGTACCTTATCGGACAGCTCAAAGAAGAAGATAAACCCACTTACCTTTTCATTGAGAACGTTAAGAATTTGCTTAGTGTTAATGGAGGATGGGATTTCGCCAGATTGCTCATTGAAATGGAGCAGGGGGGGGTATGATGCAGAATGGCAGGTGCTCAACTCCAAAGATTTCGGAGTGCCACAAAACAGAGAAAGGTGCTTCATTATCGGACATCTTAGAAGCAGAGGTTCCACAGAAGTATTTCCTGTCGAAAGAGCAGACGGAGAAAATAGTGTTTCGCTAAATCTGTTTGGTTTGATTGATGGAAAAAACTCACAAAAAGATAGAGTTTACAGTCAAGATGGATTAGCACCTACAGTTAGTACGTGTGGTGGCGGAAATACAGAGCCAAAAGTTCCAATTATTTTTGACACAAGCTATATCGGACAAGATGGAAAAGCGAGAGAGTATGAAGGAATATGTCCAACACTGACAAGTAGGGATTACAAAGAGCCTAGAAGTGTTGGTGTTGTGTGCAATGTTAATCCATCAGGTAAAGGAATGAACGGAAATGTGTATGACTCTGATGGACTAAGCCCTACTTTAACAACAAATAAAGGAGAGGGAAACAAGATTGCAATTCCAGTTCTTACGCCTGATCGAGCAGAGAAACGTCAAAACGGGCGTAGATTTAAAGAAGATGGTGAGCCGATGTTTACACTTACTGGACAAGATAGACATGGCATTGCAGTTGACGTAAGAGAAGCAACAAAACAAGGATATCAAGAATGCAGAGTAGGCGTTGATAGCGTAAATCTAGCTGTTTCTGGAAGTAAAACAAGAAGAGGAAGAGCTGGGCGTGATGTTGCGAATACCTTAGACACCAGTTGCAATCAAGGGATTTTCGTGCAGGTATCCGAAGAATTGGCCGTATATGCTGTATGGTATGAAAAATACCAATGCTACATAGCAATCAGGCGACTGACTCCGAAAGAGTGTTTTAGACTTCAAGGATGGACAGATGATTACTTTGAAAAAGCAGCATTTGTAAATTCTGACAGCCAGTTGTATAAGCAAGCCGGAAATGGAGTAACTGTAAATGTGATCGAAGCAATTGCAGAAAAAATAAGATTTGCGTAGAAAGGTAAAAAATATGGCTAAAAGACCAGATGTAGCAGTGAATAAAATTGAATTCGATTCAAGCGAGGTAGATATGGAACTCCGCAAACAAATTCCAGAAAAACCGATATTTCTACATAACAGGAGCGATACTTGTTCACTGTGGGAATGCCCGCAGTGCAAAAGAAGATTTACAACAACACATAAACCGGGAGTACTTGATGGGACAGATATATATTATTGCCATAAATGTGGAAAAGCATTTGATTGGAGAGATTAATTATGCACATTGAATTAAAAAAGATAGATAAAGACACATTGAAAGTCGGGGATGTGGTAGGAGTTGCAAGAGAGGTGAGCTTCGGATGGAAATCATCATTCCGACACCAGTTAATTACTCCGGCAAAAATTACAAGAATTACTCCGAAACGGACAAAGATTGAGACAGATCAATTCGGAGAACATGATAAGAATGAGATTTTTTATGAGTATGATGAAAATGCGGAAAAAGAAAATGAATTAGCTATCATGTTTAAACAAATTAAAGATAGAAGACGTGCGTTTGAGGACTTTGACAGGAAATACGGTCTTGGTTCGATTAAAGATGAAGATATCCAAAACATGGCATATCACATGAAAGCAATTACAGAGATTTTGAAGAAATACAAGGAGTAGCAATGTTTGAAGAATTATATAAATTCATATTCAGATTGCATTACGGGATAAAGTTCATGCCGGAAAAGGATTTTGACGAGCTTTTATCTCGGTGTGACTGGGAGCAAAAGATGTATGCATTGTGCTTTAGATATTTGTAAACGTGGAGAAAAATCATGAAAGCACCTTGACAATTGAATATTGATGGTTGGAATGGTATAATTTTCGTATCAAATATACGGGGAGGAAAATGCCAATGAAATGTCCATTTTGTAAAAGCGAAAATACCGAAAGAATTAGTGGAAGTACAGCCTTAACAAAACGAATTCCAGAAAAAGTAAGTGTGCAAGGGAATGTAACCTGTACAGAACCTGCAAATATAATGTCGGTTGAAACGCAAAGGTATATATGTCTTGATTGCGGATTTGTTTTTGAAAAACTAAGCGAATCAGATTTGAAACAGTATAAAGAAGCATAATTTCATCTACCAACCATCAGTATTCGGTGGTTGGTATTTTTTTACTCATTTTTAGGGAGAAAGGAACGAATTATGAAATTAGTATGTTACATAGTATGCATGATTATGGTATGCATGGTGATAGTACTTGCAACAAATGAAACAAAAATCGCAAAGAAAGAAGCATATCTGGACGGATATAAGAAAGCATTGAAAGACTGCGATAAACTCCCGACAAGGCCTATCATCTTGGACGAATCCACGGGAGATATTAATTTTAAATGCTCATGTTGCGGACATGAATATATAGTGCCGGAAGAACACAAACCGAAATACTGTAGCGAATGTGGAAGAAAAATTGACTGGGAGGATAGAGCGTATGGGATGCAGATATGAATGCAAAAAGTACGGAAAGCAGAGGTTCAAATGTTGCATAGAATGCGAGCATTACAAATACTGCAATAATCGCAATAGTGTGTGCGATAGAATACATTTTCATGAATACATGGAAGAATGCCCGGATTATGTAAAGGAGGATAAAAATGAATAGAAAAGAAATTACACTTTTCCTGTCGCATACACTTGAACGCACCAAACTAAACGTTTTTGGAAAAAATTATGCAAAAGAAGTGAGCATTGACCCGTGGACATCCAAGGCAAAACGTGTGGATTATATGCAGTTTTCACCCGGAGATCAAATGTCTATATCCGGGGTGGAAAAAGGAATATTTACTTGTTACGAAATTAAAAGTTGCAAGGAAGATGTTTATAGCGGTAATGGACTGAATTTCTATGGAGAAAAGAACTATATAGTAACTACGATGGAGTGCTACAAAGACTTGCTACCAGATTTACAAAACGGTAAGTTTGATGAACACTTACACCAATGCAACCCGGAATCATCTAAATATTGGGGAATTATGGTAGCTGTCCCGTATATGAAAAAGCCAGAAGATGAATTCCAAAATCCAACGCCGATAGATGGCGCAAATGTGATGGGGTGGGAATTAAAGGTAGTAAAGCCTTGCAGAATGGGACTAAGAAAAAGATCTATGACAGAATTACTATTCTGTATGTTAAGGAGTGGAAGATAATGAGAATCATTAGCCAGAACGGATTACTGGATGTGCCTTATGAATTGATTGCAATTTCACCATATTCGAAAAATATGGCAACAATCATTGGAACATTTCCGGGGAATGACCTCGGCAAAGGAGATAGAGTTTATATTTTAGCTGAATATTCCACCGAAGAAAAAGCGATCAAGGCTATGGAGATGTGCAGAAAAAAATATGCGGATAGCGAATTTAACCGAAGCGTGTTATGCGGAATGGGAACGCAAATCGGAATGATGCCGGATAATATTGTAGAAGTTTTCAAGGATGGAATTTGTGATAATTTTACATTCCGGTTTCCGGAAGATGAAGAGGTGGACTAAATGTACTGGGTAGACAGAAACACCGGCGAGATCGTATCCGAAAGAGACAAAAACAAACCTCTATGGGCATATTATGAATATTTAAAAGGTTATTTGGACGGAGTTATTATCGAGACTTACATAATAGGAGAGAACCCACTCTGCCTGATAGATTTTGCACATTGTGTCGGCGAAAAGTATGTAAGCCTAAAAAAAGAGTACCATTTCAAAAAACATGGCGTGGATAGAAACAATGTTAGATTGCGCGCCATATCCGTTCCACCTAAAGAATATGACGAAAAGATAAAAGAGCTGAGTGAGAAAGGAGAATAGCATGGATAATACATATGCACCAACGGGAAATAAAGAACAGGAAAAGATAAAGGTAGAGAGTATTGACATTGTAGTGACTGGGACGAAAGAAAAACCATATTACGCTATTAAGTATAGAAAGATAGGCAATAACGAAGATTACATCGGGTATGGCTCTTATACTCTGGGATATGTGCTTGAGTGGAAAGAACAGTGTTTTGAATTGATAGAGCAGGAAAATAATGATTTTGGCAAATGGATTCTATGCAGCGAGAGATTACCAAAAGATAGACAGATTGTAGTAGCTGATATTGAATGCGGCATTGAGGACAGAATGTGCATATTCGCCTATTTCAAAATCGTTGATCACATGGAGTGCTGGATAAATGCCAATACGGGTTTTCCTGTTTTAGCCAATGTTGTTCAGTGGACACCATTGCCGGAACCGTATAAGGGAGAACAAATAGATGAAATATAGTGAAAGATTAAAGCCGTGTCCATTCTGCGGTAAGAAAGCAGAATTTAGAACAAATACAACTGGAACGAACGGTGAAAATTTCAAGTATCGGTTTAACATTAGATGCAGAAATTGTGGAATGAATTCATCACATATCTATGGTGTGGAGATAACTTTCAGGAATGGAGATTTCGTAATAATCGAAGATGAAAGAGATAAGGCTGTTGAGGAATGGAACAGGAGAGCAGAAGATGGGAAGACTGATTGATGCGGATAAACTTATAAGAAGAATGAGAATTGATATGGACCGCATGAAATACCAATACAATCTTGATGTTGTAGAGGGAATGAGCCTTGCGATAGGATACATAGTTGGAAGACCGACAGCTTATGACACGAATAAGGTTATCAAATGCATTGAATCCATCAAAGAAAATGGCACTTGTGCAAGAGAAGATTGTGGACATTGCAAATATTTCAAGACCTGTTGGGATGGCGAAATGAGTGATAGGCTTGCACTGGATAAGGCAATTGAAATTGTGAAACGAGGTGGAAGAGATGAAGAATAAAGAGAAGTATGAAAGTGAGATTATTGAGATCGCTTGCAGTGGGAATGCAGTTTCTGTCAGTAAAGTGACCGGAAAGCCGATCGCTTGCGAAAAGAGCAATTGTGCAAACTGTTATCGCTGTAATGATTTTTTGCTTTGTGACAAAGAACGCTTAAAAGAATGGGCAGAATCGGAGTACACCGAAAAGCCAGTGATAAGCAAGAGGGATAGAGCGTTTTTGGAGTATATTGACACAAGAATAAATTATATAACTAGGGATATGGATGGTGGTTTGTTCATTTATATCAGCAAACCACATAAACTTATTGACTGTTGGGAAAGTAGTGGGTGTGAATCAGACAAAAGCTTAAAATTCTTTAAGTTGGATTTCCCAATGATCAAATGGTCAGATTCCGAACCTTGGCTTATCAAGGACTTGAAGCAGTTGGAGGTGGTTGACAACTATGAGTAAAATTCCAAAAGAAATAGTAGACAAAATCGAGCAGAGAAATAAACTTAACGAAGAAATAGAGACATGGTGCAAAGAAAATCTTGATATGGATGGAATGAATTCGGATTGCGCCGATATTACAGATCATCACACTGGTGATGAGCAAGCAACAGTCAGTGGTAGAGAGTGGTGTGAACAGTGGACTGGATATTGTGAAGATGACTATCACGGTCATTATTACTGGGAAACGGAGTATCCGGGAAAATATCTGCACATGGAATTTTGGATTTGGTAAAGGATGTATTTAAGGATGAATGCATTGGAAGAAAAAACAAAGGAGAAGACGGTAAAAAGAAAAAACTACTATTTGGTCAAAAGTGATGTATTAGGATATGCGAAAAGGAAGGGATTGATTAATGGCCGGAGTAAGAGACAAATATCTGAGAGGGGCACATAAAGACATCTACTACATAAGTGAAGAGGACGAAAAAAAGATGTTGAATGAATGTCAGAGGATGCGTGGAAACGATCAGCTTGAATTACTGAAATGGTGTCAAAATGCGAATAATGACTTGTCGGGCATATTGTTCTTCTCACTTATCACGGGAATCGGATATGACTATATAAGCAAAAGATACTGGATACCGATTGCAAGAAAAGACTTCCAAGGCTATCGGAGGAAAGTCTTGGATGAAATGTACAGGTGGATACTTTGGGGAGAACATGACGATGGAAAGATGGCAGAAAGGCTATTCGGAATAAAAAGACACAAACACGGGAATACTACCGAAAAGGAGTGATGCGGATGGTAAGAGTTTTTGTGAACGGTAAACAGGTGACAAAAGAAGAACTTTCCAAATATGAAATCCATAACAAGGCGGTAAAAAGGATTCTTTCAGAAAAGTTGACAAAAAATAAGTGATATTTTAGAATTGACCTTGATAGAATCTTGGTCAATTCTTTTTTTAATTGAAAGGAGAATTGACATGAAAAAATTAAATGTAGGTTATATGAGAGTGTCTACAGAAGCACAGACCGAAAAGTATGGTCTTGATGTCCAAGAAGACAAGATAAAGGAACTTGCCAAGAAAAGGGGCGTGAAGATAGCCAGATGGTATGTGGACGGGGGATATTCCGGGAGCAATATCCAAAGACCGAACATACAGAAACTTCTGGAAGATGCAGAAGCCGGAGAAATACAGGCAGTATACATCTACAAGCTTGATAGAATGAGCCGTGATGTTGTAGATACTCTTACGCTAGTGAGCAAGCTCTTACCAAAATACAATGTAGAGGTAGTATCGGCTACAGAGGATTTGCGGAATGAAACACCGATGGATCGTGTGATGTTGGGCGTTAATGCTGTCATGGGACAGTATGAGCGAGAGGTTATCTATATGCGTACAAGAGCCGGGATGGTGGAACGTGTAAAGCGTGGACTGTGGATGGGTGGCGGTACGATACCTTACGGATATAGGTACGACAGGAATGACGGGATATTACATATCATCCCGGAAGAAGCGGAAAAGGTAAAAGCTATCTTTCAGATGTTCCGGGACGGATATTCGTGTGATAGGATACAAAAAATTCTCGGGATGCATTCGGAGAAGCTTGTATCGAACATTATTAGGAGAATAGCCTATGTAGGTAAAATACAATATAAAGGGAAAACATACCAAGGCTTGCATGAACCGATCATAGACGAAAAACTATTCTACGAAGTACAGGAAGAGATAAAAAAGAGATCCACGAATGCTTATGTAAGCAACAAGTATATGCTTACCGGATTGTGCTACTGCGGAAAATGCGGTACTAAAATGCGGATGCAGAAGTGGGGAAAGTACACCAAGATAGTATGTTACTCACAGTACAAGGGAAAAGAGCATATATCTAAGACAGGGAACCCTTGCAAGAATAAAAAGGTGCGGGCGGATGTGGTAGAAAAAGAAGTAGAGGACTGTTTTAAGCGATTCATCGTTAATGTCGAAGAAAAAGAGAATGAATCTGAAAGCACTCGGAAGATGATAGAAAAAGAGATATCACTAAGCGAAGCAAAACTGAAACGCCTATACACATTGTATGCAAGCGGTAACTCCGGTACAGATACGCTTTTGGATGTTATCCAGGCAGAAGAAAAAACACTAAAAAACCTACGGGAAGAACTAAAGGCAGAAGACATCCGGGAGAAAGCCGGACGGGGAGAAAAAATAGAGAAAATAAAAGAGATGTCCAACGTGTGGGATACACTGACGGATTCCGAGAAAAACAAGGTGCTAAAAGAGTGTGTTGAAAAGGTAGTTATCACAGAAGATGACATAGACATACATTTTAGCATATATTAATAGGTACTTTCTCGTGTTCCAACCATCATCCCAACAGCGGTAGGAAGTAGAGAAAAGGAAGAAAAGACCAAGATTCTATTATATGATTAAGATAATAAAGACGAGAACCGGAAATATAAATATATAGATTAAGAGAAAAAGATTTTGAAAACAATTGAAATCTTTTATTTTTTTTACTTGACTAGTGGACACCACTATGGTATAATAAAGACAGTTAAGAGAGGAACACATCACAGGAGGAAGAAAAATGAAAAAATATGATTTAGTAAAAAGAACGGCAGAAATTAAGTATAAAGATAGAAAAGAAATTGAAGAAGGATGCACGGCTTTTGACGATTCGCCGGAATATATAAAAACATTCGATACACTGGAGGAAGCGAAAAAGGAACTTGCAAAACGTAAAACAGATGTTAGCAAATTTTCTTACCACGGAATGACATTCTACAAGGTTGAAGAGTATGTAATTGAAGAAAATGAATTTGAATATGACGAAGACGAAAGCAAATTTGTACAGACAGATTTTATTGACACATTAGAAAGCACAGAGATGAAAATTGAAGTCGTTGAAATACCTAGCCATGAAACAATAGCGATCTGCTCAAGCCTGGAAGAAGCGGAAGAAGCGGAAGACAATTACGAGGGCGAAAACGAAACATGCATAATGATTTAATAAAGCATTTCAGACGGTCCTTATGTCGGATTCTACGACGGTGGAGAACTTGACGGCACATGTGCACTTAAAGTATCTGAAAACAATATCGAAGAAATGATTGAAGCTGTAAAATCTTACGTAGAAAAAACATACTTAATCGGTGGAAACGTAATGCAATACGGAAACGATAAAGACGAAATCATTATAAGAAACGCGGAAGTGATTGCAATATTGCGATAAAAAAGGAGATAGTAATGGAGAAAGCAAAAAGAAACGTCATGATAAACAAAGCCGGGGGAACATCTGGAAAGAATACAAAGAATTACCGTATTTCTATTCCGGTAGGGATGATAAAGGCACTTGGCGTGACGGAAGACGATAGAAGCGTTGTCCTGGAAGAAAAAGACGGTGTGATAACTATTAAGAAAGAAAAAAGTACATGGAACAGATAGAAAAAACATAGTTTTTGTGGTATAATATAAGTAATAAAACTAAATAACGGGGACAATGAAATAGCACTTCTGACGGTAAGATGTAATTATCGTGGGAGGTGCTATTTTTATGTATAAAGAAAATATGAATTATGAGAATCAGCAACGAATGATATTTGACATGGTAAATGAGTTTGGAATACCAGAGATACAACCTACAAAGTATGAGCCGTGCAAGTTTATCGGATTCAACCAAGCTAAGACATGTAAAGACAGAGCCGGGAAAGGCGTGCATTTCTTTCTTGATGATTACCAATTTCAAAGATTATGGAATAGGCCAGATGCTTACATCAATATGCTTTCGCAGTTTCGATTTATCATGTCACCGGATTTCAGCACTTATACTGATTTTCCAAAAGCATTACAGATTTACAACCACTTCCGCAAACACTAGATAGGTGCATATATGCAGATGTACGGTATTGACGTGATACCTACAATCAGTTGGAGCGACAGAAAATCGTTTGAGTGGTGTTTTGACGGGGAGCCGGTAGGCGGTGCGGTAGCAGTATCCAGTGTCGGAGTGATGAACAGCAAGGAGCGGAAAGCACTGTTTGTGGACGGATATAATGAGATGCTGAAAAGATTGGAACCAGAGACGGTACTATTTTACGGACAGGCGCCGGAAGAGTGCACAGGGAACATTGTAAAGATTAAGTCGTTCGGAGAAGAACTGACAGAAAGGAAAAAGAATGGGAGGACGGGGAAGTGCCAGTAATATATCACATTATACGCCAAAACAAAAAGTCTTGGTCGATAGATTGAAGAAAATGGCAAAAGAATACTGGTATGAAGACGTAAAATTCACGATGGGCAAAGACGGTGCTGTAAATTATGAATATACAGAGAAAAGAAGAGTAACCGAAGTACATGTAGGAAAGATGATAGACCCATCTAAAGACAAGATATACGAAAGAACCACGAAACAATCCGGAAAGATAATGCCGGATGGATTACGGAAAAAGAATAAAGCAGAAGTGACAGATAAATTCATAAAGATAAGAGGAAAGCGGTGATCGAATGGGTGGTAGAGGTAGCACAAGTGCGATAAGCGGAACCCCTGTGACCAAGGGGGGGCAAGGATATTCTACAATGCGTCCAAGAAAAGTGATGCATTACGTGGGAGCGGAACAGTTAAGAAAGATGTCAAATTGGAAAAAATGGCGCAGAGCGGAAAAATAGATTTTATTGATTCTGTCAAGGACAAAAAAGAAGCAAAAAGAATAAGCGAATATTATAGAGACAGATTAAATGAAACGAGAAGAAAAATAGCAAAGCTTGGAAGTGCGGATGCACTGTACAAGAATCAGAGACTTGCAAAAGAGTATAGAAATCTTTTGACAGCAAGTAATAAGGCACAGGATAAGATGCATGAGTTTAACCAAAAGATAGAGAAAGGGGATACAAGTGCTATGCATGATGCAAGCCGGACAACAACCACTTATGACCGGGCAAGGAAAAGAAGAATGAAAAATTTTGATGCATGGTTTAATGCCGGGAGGTAGATAGCATGGCAAATCTAAATAGAATTGCTAAGAAGTTACAGAAAGCAATACTGCAAAAAGGATTAGTTATTAAGATGGGGACAAGTCAGTTTTACTCCGTGGAGCAAAATAGACTTATCACCATGTACATCCTATCTACCAGAGTATTAGAACGAAAGAAAAACGGGGAATGGAAATATTATGAATATGAAATTATCCGAACAGCATCACAGATAGAAATTGTAAATTGTTTAAATGATATATGGAGGGCAGTGAAAGAATGATTGAGACTTATGCGGAAACAATAGAAAACATGATTAAAGAAGAAATGCAGAAGAAGCTCGGTGACATGATTATAAAAAATGAAAAGCTGAAAGAAAAGAATGAGTATCTGCAAAAAGAGGTAGAAGACGCAAAGGCTGCCGGAGAACGGGCATTGTGCGAAGTAAAGGAACTTACTGAAAAAAATAAGAGACTGGTAGAAGAACATAACAGACAGAATGGAACGATACAAGCACTCAACATTGCACTGGATGTCATTACAGACAGGTACAGTAACCTCATAAAGAAACTGTGTAGAACAGGCAAGGGCGGTGAGTAACATGGATGGATATATGGAAGAGGGTGGGTAAATGCCGAAAGGGAAAGAACCTACTCCGAAGCAGAAAGCGTTTGCTGATGAATTCTTGAAGTGTGGGAATCAGACAGAAGCTGCAAAGAGAGCCGGGTATAGTGAGAAGACGGCGAGACAAGCCGGAGCGGAGAATATGAAAAAACCTGTCGTTTTGGAATATATACAGAAACGACAAAAACAAATAGATGATGCACGTATCGCAGATATCACTGAGATTATGCAGTATCTTACATCTGTCATGCGTGGAGAAGTGAAAGATCAATTCGACTTAGACGCTCCATTATCAGAACGCACAAAGTGTGCACAAGAATTACTCAAGCGCAATATGGACGATAGACGAATGGATATCGAACTTGCCAAATTAGAAGCACAGTACAAAGATTCTACACCAGAGGAAGAAAGCACTGATAACTTCTTGGATGCCTTAAATGCAACAGCGGGCGAGGTATGGACGGATGAGTAGCATTGAGAACAGAATACAAAACATCCGGCAAAGCATTATGAAGCATGCGGTTGCCATGAAAGAAAAGGCTAAGAAGCAAGGATTTGAGTTCAAGCCTTTTTCTGTTAAGCAGAAGAAAGTACTTACCTGGTGGTGTGAATCCAGTCCTGTAAAGAACAAAGAGGGAATCATAGCTGACGGAGCTATCCGAAGCGGTAAGACACTGTGTATGTCACTGTCTTATGTACTGTGGGCAATGAGCACATTCAATCAACAGAATTTCGGCATGGCCGGAAAGACTATCGGCTCATTTCGGCGTAATGTGCTGTTCTGGTTGAAACTGATGTTGAAAAGCCGTGGATATACAGTGGTAGACCATCGGTCGGACAACCTTATTGTGGTCAGCAAAGGAAATGTGCAGAATTTCTTCTACATATTCGGCGGTAAAGATGAACGTTCTCAGGACTTGATACAGGGAATCACACTTGCCGGAATGTTTTTTGACGAAGTGGCATTGATGCCGGAATCGTTTGTCAACCAGGCAACAGGCCGTTGCTCAGTGACAGGTTCTAAATACTGGTTCAACTGCAACCCGGACGGACCTCGACACTGGTTCAAAGTTAACTGGATTGATAAGTGCGATCAGAAGAATATCCTGTACCTGCATTTTACAATGGATGATAACCTGTCTCTGTCCGAAGCAATTAAGAAGAGATACAGAAGCATGTATGTAGGTGTGTTCTTCAAACGGTATATCTTAGGACTGTGGTGTGTGGCCGAGGGACTTGTCTATCAGATGTTTGACGAAGAGAAGCACGTAGCACACGAACACATGAAAGGAGCGAAAGAATACATCGTATCTATTGACTACGGTACAGTCAATCCGTTCTCTGCCGGACTGTGGGCGTTCAACGGACGCACGGCACAGAGAGAAGCAGAAGTGTATTATAACAGCCGTGAGACCGGGAAGAGGGTGGATGATGAAGCCTATTATAAAATGCTGAAAGAGCTGATAGGAGATAGAAAGGTGTATTGCATCATTATAGACCCGTCTGCTGCATCATTCATTGAAGTCATTAAGAAATACGGAGAATATACAGTAAAGAAAGCAGATAATGATGTACTTGACGGTATCCGTGTGGTTACAACCATGCTAAACAAAGGCATGCTTAAGATATACGAAGACTGTAAAGACTGTATCAACGAATTTGGTATGTACCGATGGGATGAAGAAAAGAGCGAGGATGCAGTTATTAAAGAAAATGACCACGCTATGGATGATACAAGGTATTTCTGCTACACATTCTTACGCAGACGCTTAAGATGGCAATATTAATGGAGTGAAACAATGAGACTGATAGAAAAGATTAAGGCGGTATGGAATAAAATGGTTAAAGTAAATGACGCTAAAAACATATTCGGAATTGAAACAGGGCGGTCTTCTGATATGGATACCGCCCTGTCACTGTATAAAAGCATGAGATCTGGTGTGCCAAAGTGGTGTACCAGTGGGAAGATAAAGCCGACAAGGTTTTCGAATGTGATTTGTCGTGAGATAGCGAACCTCACACTGTTTAATACGGATATCAAGATTACAGGGAATAATGAACTGCAAAAGAGATTTGACAGTGTGATGAACACCTTACAGGAGAAACAAGAGGAAAGCTGTGCGACCTGTGGGATGATGGTCAAGAGCAACGGTGATGATGTAGAATTCTTGGATCCGGATTACTTTTTGATTACAGACACCAACACGGACGGGGATGCGTTAGCAGCTATCTTTTTCTCCTACCTTAAGAAAAACGACAAATACTACACAAAAGCTGAGTACCACAGATTTGAAGATGTCGGACTGGAACGTGTATACCATATATCCAGTAAGGCTTTCAAGTCAGATAACAAAGATATGATTGGTACAGAGATCACGCTTGACAGGGTAGATGAATGGAAAGACATTGAGCCGGAAGTGTACGTACATGGGTTAGAATATCCACTGTTTGCGTATTGGCGTAATCCTTATGCAAATGCGATTGACAAGGAATCTCCACTGACTGTTCCGGCGTTCTCAGAATGCATCGAAGAATTGAGATGGTTGGATATTGCCCTTAGCAAGATGGGAGACGAACAGGAAGACAGTCAGCACATGACATTTGTGTCACAGTCGGCTATCCAATTTGCAAACGCACAGGGTATTGAGCTACCAAGATTTGTGAGCGGATTGGAGCAAGGGATAAATGAAGACAATACCATTCATGAACATGTACCTACTCTGCTTGTAACAGATAGAGTGAGTGCTATTAACTTCTATCTATCCATCATCGGATATAAATGCGGATTCTCAAACGGATATTTCTCTTTCGACCAGAATCAAGGCATACAGACAGCAACACAGGTAGAATCTGACGATAGACGTACGCTGCATACCATCCAGGCATTCCGAAACATTTTGGACGGAAAGAACCATGATGGAGTACTGCACAGAATCATTTATATCCTGTATGCAGTCGGCACGGCAAACGGAACTATCCCGGCAACTAACTACCAAACTGCATGTGATTTTGAAGACCTTGTATACAACTTAGAGGATGATCGTGCACGGTGGTGGAATTATGTTTTACAGGGCAAGGTTCCGGCATGGATGTATTTTGAGAAATTCGAGGGAATGACCGAAAGCGAAGCGAAAGCAATGATAAAAGAAGCACAGGAACAGAACAAGCCGGACAGCGGATTGTTTGGCGATGAATAGGGTACAACACATACATTATTCTTTCGTAAACTTAAGAAAAGGAGTGATATTATGTTTAAAAATTGTGTATTGAAACCAAATGTAAACACTGTTAAATGGCTGAAAGCAACAGGCATAAGATGTGTTAAGACGATGGCACAGACCGCACTTGGATTTGTGATCGTTGGAAAAGGAATCTATGAAATTGATTGGAAATATGCAATCGGAGTAACAGCCGTAGCCGGAGTGGCAAGCTTGCTTACATCTGTAGCCGGTATTCCGGAAGTAGAGGGGGAATAAATATGGCAACAAGTACTATTAATATCATTGTTATCTGTGCTTTTTTGCTTTTAGTAGCAATAATTCCCGGCGGAAAGGATAAGTAATGCTTACACCGGAATATCTCTTCCATGTGACCGAGGGTGCGGAAAAGATAACGTCAGACATGCATAAAAACATCATGGACATGATCATTGAGCGCATAATGGTACGTATAGGCCGTGGAGAAGATTATCTACTTACGGCTACAGATAGGTGGCAGATACAGGTGCTACAAGAATCCGGCTACTTACTGGAAGACATACAAAAAGAGATTGCTGACAAAACGAAAAAGCAAGAGAGAGAGCTGAAAAGCGCATTTGAAGAAGCTGGTATAAAAGCTATCGATAGAGACGATGCGATATATAGGGCGGTAGGACTATCACCTACGCCCTTATTGCAATCTCCGGCATTGCTAAGAATACTGGAAAGAGATTATAACGCTACGTGCGGAGAATGGAGAAACCTCACACGAACAACTGCAGATGAAGCACAGAAGTTGTTTTTAAAAGAGGTCGACACAGCTTACCGCATGACATCAAGCGGTGCCATATCATATACACAAGCCGTCAGGAATGCTGTTGACAGGATGATAAAGCAAGGCGTTAAAGTATCGTATCCGTCTGGTAGAGAAATGAGCATTGAATCAGCTACTATGATGACTGTCCGCACAGGGATAAGTCAGTGTGCCGGAGCAATCGCACTAAAACGAATGGAAGAATTAGAATGGGATACCATCTTAGTATCGGCACATGTAGGAGCACGAATTGGTGATGGTGGAAACAATCCAACAAACCACTTTTGGTGGCAAGGGAAATTCTATTCCCGGACAGGCAAAGACAAGAGGTTCCCTGACTTCCGAACATCAACAGGCTACGGAACGGTGACAGGGTTGTGTGGTGTGAACTGCCGACACTCTTTCGGATCAGGTGACGGTGAAAACAATCCGTATGCAGATATTAACCTGTCGAGTGAAGACAATATCAAAGCGGAAGAGCGCGCAAAAAAGCAACGGCTTATGGAAAGACGCATTCGCAACAGCAAGAGAGAGATTCAGAATTTGCAGACTGCTATAGATGCAAGCGGAGATGATAAGCTTAAATTCGAATTGCAACAGATGTACGACCGCAAATCAGCGGTACTCAGACGGCAAAATAAGCATTATCGTGATTACTGCAAAGAAAATGACCTTAAAGAATATTCGGAACGTCTACGGGTAGCACAGTGGGATAGGTCACAGGCTGTGAGATCAGCAAAAGCAGCACAGAGATATATCAATTCAAAGGAAAAGTGAATATGGAACTAATAACACAGATACTTGCTATATGCGGTGCTATATCTGTTATCGGTGGTGCTGTTGCTGTGCTTTCCGGGTGGTACAAATCATGGAAAGCACCAAAGCAAAAACAGGACAACCGTATAGAACAGATTGAAAAGCGAATAACGAATATTGAAACATCTATCACAGGGATTAATCAGAAACTTGATAACGATTATAAGAACATAAGGAATACGAGGGATGATATGAATCTATTAATGAGAAGTATGTTTAATTTGATCGAAAACAAAATCACAGGGAATAACATTGAGGGGTTAAAAAAAACTCGGGAAGAGCTTGTAAATGCTATGACGGACAAGAAACCAAAGGAATTATGAAAATATACTCTTTTACACGACCAGAACTTGACTATTTTGAGTTAGAATGCAACTTTACATCGGATGAATTGAAACTGTTTCGGCTTCGTGCTAAAGCTATGCCTTTAGAGGACTGTGCGGAAGAAATGAATGTGAGTGTGTCTACGGTCAAAAGATTGAGTAGAAGAGTGAATGATAAGATTGAAAGGGTGGTATAGGCATGTGGCTTGAAAGTGCAAAACCTTGTAAAGCGTACATCGAAGCAACTGGGCAAGAAGTATCAGGCGTACTTGTGTTTGGTGAAATAAGTTTTAACGCTGGTTGGATTATTGACGAAAAAGGAAGAAAAAAATATAAGCATGGACATATAGCGTATATTCCTGTTTTTGAAACCGCTGAATTTGTAAAACCTTTTGTGGATTTTTCGAATGTCCATACAGAAAAAATAGATTTCCAAGCATATTACGGATCAAGTGCTGGAACTAATACATTTCGCTTAGTTGGAACAAAACAAATATATGAAGAAGAGCACAACAAAATAGCAGGTGCAAAGAGGTGATTCTATGATACCTAAGATTTTTAAAATAAGTGGATATCTCATAGACCCGACAGGAAGACTTGAACCACACCACATTAAGGCGAAAATGCTTTATGGCTGTGGATTTCCACTTGTAGGACAGCACATTCACGTACAGAAAGCAGAGATTAAGAAACTGGATGAAAAGCATCCACTCATGCAAGAGAATTGTGTTTTGGCAGAATGTGAGAAGTATTTCAACAATGAACCGCCAACAGTGAACAATAGAAAAGTTGAACCGGGACAGGTGTACAGGCACTTCAAGGGCGAAACAGCGAAAGTCCTGTATATTGCACAGGATAGCGAAATGCCAGGACAGTTCAAGGTAGTCTATGAATGTTCTGGTGGCGTGTGGTGCAGACCTTATGGAATGTTCGTAAGCGAAGTAGACAGGAAGAAATACCCAGATGTGAAGCAGAAGTATAGATTTGAGTTAGTGGAGGAATAAATGCAAAAAGTAAATATTCTTGGAACGGAATACGAAATAATTAGAGAAGCGTTTGAAGACGAAACGATTGACGGCTTTTGCGACTATACAGCGCACATAATAAAAGTCAGAAATAATAATGTAAGCGAAGTTGGCGATTTTGAAAAACTTATGAAAAAGCAATTAAGGCATGAAATCATACATGCTTTTCTTGCTGAAAGCGGATTACAGGCAAACTTTGAACATTATAAACAGTTCGGGCATGAAGAAACAATCGTTGACTGGTTTGCTATTCAGTTTCCTAAAATTATGAAAGTATTCAAAGAATTAGAAATTCTGTGAAATGCGGGAGTAAAAACATGAAAGTCTATGTGATTACAAGCGGTGAATATTCAGATTATGGAATAGAGGCAGTGTGCCTAGATAAAGATAAAGCTGAACAGATTTGTGCAACGATAAATGAGGGTCTGATTAGAGCAAAACTATATGGAGATACGGCTTCTATAGAAGAATATGACACTGATGATTATGAGATAGACAGTGATTGGTCTATTGGTAATCTATATGTATTGCATGCAAAATATAACAAGATATCCGAGCAATATATGTATGAACCAATGCTTACATTTATGAGAAAAGACATTACTTTTGAGAAAGCAGGAGATGAAGTATATGTCGAAGCAACGTTTCCAATTGAAATGAATAGAGAAAAAGCAGAGAAAATTATGCGTGATGAACTGGCAAAGTGGAAAGCCGGACAGGAGGATTTATTATGATTATCACAGGAATGGATCACTTTCAGAGTGTATGTAAAAAGAAACTTGTTGAATGGTATCGGAAGAACAGACCGGATACACCGATTGATTTAAGCAATGTATTTGTGGTTTGGTCATGCAAGACTTTGCAGAACTATAAGTGCCTTGCATCTACTACCGTCAGTGGTGATGGAATTTATGCAGAGTACACATACAACGGGGATAAACAGGAGTTGTACGGAGATGTGTACGGAAAGATTACGAACACCTGTTATACAGAAGAATAAGTGATACTTTTTAGAGACTTTAACGAACTGTTAAGGTCTCTTTTTTATGCGTAAAATGAAAGCATAGAGAACAACAAATACTAATTTACAGGAGGTATGAGTATGAATCCATATATGTCATATACACCGTACATGCCACAGGATGCTTATATGCAAGACCAGATGGCATTACGACAACGGATAGACAACTTATCGCAGGCTCAACAGCAATACAAGGCACAGGCACAGCCGAACGTGAACTGGATACAGGTAGCCGGAATTGACGGGGCAAGAAATCAGATTGTACAGCCTGGAACAACGGCTTGGATGATGGATAACAATGCACCGTATTTCTACGTTAAATCTGTTGACGGTGTGGGAAGTGTTACGTTTAAGGCTTTTGAATTTCACGAGGTACAGGCGAACAATCCACAACCTGTAGTGGAAAACATGGACGCTAAGTACGTAACAAGAGAAGAATTCAACAAATTACTGGATACATTGAAACCTCAGCCGGAAGAACAGAAAGGGGAGCTGACGCATGAGTAATCCGTTAATGGGAATGATGGGCGGTATGCCGGGTGGCAATGGTCCATTCGGAATGATTCAAAGAATGATGGGGATGATGCAAAATACACAGAATCCCGGAGCAATGCTACAGAATATGGCGCAGAGCAACCCGAACATCAAAAAGGCTATGGATATGTGCCAAGGAAGAAACCCGAAAGATGTATTTATGGAGATGTGCCAGCGAAATGGCATGAACCCAAACGACATTATTAATAAAATAAAGTGATATCCGGACGGAGTGCACACGTCTTGATAAATAAAAGAAAAGGAGAACCAACATGAACGAGGGATTAAACACACTTAGCGCTGCCGATGTAGCAGCGGTCACAAGAAACAACGATGGAAACATGTGGGGTGACGGTGGATGGTTTTGGATCATCATTCTTGCTTTCCTGTTTTGCGGTAACGGATGGGGAAACAACAATGGAGCACAGAACGCTTTTATCTCTGACGAATTCGTGAAAAGAGATATCTTTAACACAAATCAGAATGTGTCCAACACAGCTTGCGAGACACAGAGAGACGTATTAGAGAACCGCTATACCACACAGCTCGGCTTGCAGAACTTACAGGCTCAGCAGGCTCAGTGTTGCTGTAACACACAGAAAGAAATCTTACAGAGTAGATATGATGCAGCATTACAGGCACAGAACATGCAGGCACAGATGGCACAGTGTTGCTGTGATATCAAAGAAAGCATCTTAGCAGATGGACAGGCTACACGCCAGTTAATCCAGGATAACACGATTCAGAACTTGAGAGATAAGCTTGCTGATCGTGACAGAGATTTGCAGACAGCATATTGGCAGATCTCACAGGTATCACAGACCAATAACATTATTGATGCAGTGAGACCGACACCAAAACCGGCTTATATGTCTTGCAGTCCATACTTTGCGTATAACGCATTTGGTAATGGTTGCTGTGCAAGTGGGAATGTGATGTAAGTGAACGATATATCACTACTTGACTTTCTTACAGTGTACGGAGTTGCTTTACAGATAGTGAATTTTAACAGTGATCTATCACAGGCAAGTAATTCTGACATCGAAAAACACTTGCACGAACAAGACAGTAAGTATTTTTTGAAAATAATTGAAAACCAAAACAAAATCATAAGCATGTTGGAAGAATCCATATCTACGAAAAAGTAGTCTTGCGAACATCAAAGAGAGTAGGCATGCGCTTGCTCTCTTTTTTTAGAAAGGAGAAAAAATATGTTAAATTCTATTGCTAAAAACGCTCAGACAGTAGCAGCAAATCAGAATGTGTTATTTACGGAAACAAGAGTGAAAAGCCGTAGATGTGCTTGTAACACGGGGTGGCTTGCACATGACAACGGCAGTGGACTTTTTGAAATCACAAACCGTGGGAATCTGCCGATGGCGGTCGAAGTCGAGTTTAACGGAAACGTTACGGCATCTGCAATAGGCGCAGTAGCGTTATCTATCAAACAGAACGGGGAACCAGTTTCAGGTACGGAAATGGATTATACAGTAGCAACGGCAAATGTGTATCAGAATGTCGGGGCAACTACATTGATTGCAGTTCCGGCCGGAAGTAGCGTCACTGTATCAGTTGGCAACATCGGCACAGTCGAAACATTGGTTAAGGATGCAAATATCATCATTAAAAAACTCTCATAGAAAAGGGGTGAGTTTCTATGATTGATTTTAAAAGCAACCTAGATGTCAAAACTCCGAAAGAAATCTTTGCTGAAATCAATGAACGGTTTATCGGAGCGGTCATGATGCACGGACAGTTTGCGGACTACTTCGATTTCCTTGGCTTAAAAGGCTTTAAGCGGATGCATGAGTACCAGCACATTGCGGAAAGCTTGGAACGTAGGAAAGTGTGCCGATATTTTATAAACCATCACAATCAGCTTATTGATGATGCATTTGAGGGAAAAGTGAATGTTATCCCGGATGCGTGGCGAACGGCCAAACGGTTAAGCGTTGGGAAAAGCACAAAGCAGAAAGCCGTAGAAGATGGATTTGTTGAGTACCACAATTGGGAATCCGAAACAAAGGAAGTGTACGAACAGTACGCACACACGCTAAGAGAAAAAGGTCATGTGGCTGATGCTATGTTCGTGGAATGTTTGGTAGAGGATGTAAGCGAAGAATTAAAAACTGTAGAATGTATTATTAACGACCTCATATCTACCGGATACGACATGGTATACATCACAGAAATTCAGTCGGAGATTCACGACAAATACAAAAAGAAAATGAAAGGAATCGAGGTGTAATAAATGAGCGAGATCAAAAAGATTTTGGAAGAACAGCTTGAACGTGAAAAAGCATCTGCAAAGAAAGACTTAAATATGTCTAACTTACAGGCAATGTACATGATTACATCTACATTGTGCAACATGAAATCTTTGGAATGTGAAAGCGTACCGGGGATGATTGCGGATGCATCGGAAAACCTTATCAAGAAATACAGTAACGGAAAGTACGATAAAAACATTGATGCACTATATGACCAGTACATTATGGCGAAAGAGATGTATCAACAGAACGGAGATCAGGCACATAGAGACAAACTGATGGAAAGTGTCGGGAAACTTATGGTAGAAGTGTACGACATGCTTTCCTCTATGGTGATGGATTCAGATTTTGCAGAAGAACGGAAAGAGATTCAAAGGCAAATCAAGAAGCTTGCAGAGATGTAAAAGGTTTTAAATAACACATAATGGCTCTTGATAAACTCTATCACGGGGGACAAGCTTATTACCTCTACATTATACAATAAACATGGTGAATCACATAGGGCATTTTCTTTTCTTGATACACCTCCTTTCAATTAAACCTAATAGCGGAATGCTGATTAAAGGGCGGTCAAACGCCCGTTAGGTTTTCCCTTAAGCTTGCGGACTTAGGGAACCGTCATCTTATGTTACATCCTAAAGATATAATATGATAAATTTTCATTCCGCAAAGGATAGTGCACAGTATGGTGCATGGATTCATGTCCGACTATCCTTTTTCTGCATAGAGTTAGTTACGGAACAATATGCAGATTGACCGTCAAATAGCCGTAACAGTGGTTGGAACTGTATAGAGGGAACACTTGCACCAACCACTAACGGGATATAGTTCAATGGTAGAACAAAAGTCAAAGTCCATCATCTCTTTGAAAAAAAGACTTATGTCCACGGTTCGATTCCGTGTATCCCGATTACCCCGACAGAGGTTCATCTGTCTGAATCCCTACCGCAGACGAAGCGGTTAATAAGAGACGTTGAGGAGGATATGCAACATGAAAAATATTATTCAGATTATCAAGGATGCTGGTCTTGAAATTACAGATGAGCAGAAAAAGACAATCGAAGATGCAGTGAAAGAGAATTACAAAAGCGTATCTGACTATGATAAGCAGACGCGAAAATTAGAAACTCTGACACAGGAACGTGACAACTTTAAAACACAGTATGAAACAGCGAAAGAGACTTTGGACGGGTTCGAGGGAAAAGACTTCGATGCGATCACAAGAGAACGTGATGAGTGGAAGACGAAAGCTGAGAATGCAGAAAAAGAATGGAAAGACAAGCTTGATGCCAGTGAAAAAGAGTACAACCAGAAGATTGAAGAAAGAGACTTCAATGATGTTCTGACAAAGGCTCTTGCAGGCGAGAAATTCAGTTCTGATTTTGCCAAAACAGGAATCATCAACATGATTAAAGACAAGGGTCTGAAACGTGAGGGTGAAAAGATTCTTGGTCTTGATGACTACATGAAAGAGCTGAAAGAATCTCAGAAAGATGCTTTCGTGACGGATGGTAAGACACCACCGGTATTCACAACACCTACAGGAAAAGGTGGAAGTGAACAGAAAGCAGAGCCGTTTGTTCCTGGAACTGTTTGGTAAAACCATACTGTTAGCCGGCTATCGATAGAGGATAGTCGTTGACCTTAAAGAATTAAAGGAGAACAAAAATGGCAGAAACAACAAGAATTACATCGTTGAACATGTTACTTGATCCAACCGGAAAAATGCTTCTTGCAGAAGAGTACGGAAAGGTCATTGAAAACGTACAGAAGAACACTATTTCTGGAAAAATGAAGAATACCGAACTTTCCGGTGATCCGTCTGCCGGAACCGTAGAAGCAAAAAGATTCGCAAATGCGACATCTAAGAATTACGGAACTGCCAGAGGTGCAGCTAAAGGTGATGGAGTAAAAGGAAAGCCGGTTACGATTCCGATTGATGTAGATAAGGAAATCGTAGAAGAGGTTGAACAGAAAGACGTATCTCTTCTCGGAGTAGAGGGACTTATTGCAAAAAGAACAGCAAACCATGCGCTTAGAATGATCGCAGAACTCGACACTGAGTTCTTCAAAGTTGCCGGAACAGATGCGACAGAGGTTGATTTGACAGGTATTACAGCTATTGAGGAACAGGCTGAAACAATGATTCAGCAGTGCGAAACTACCAAGAATGAATATGTGGACGGAGTGCCTCGTTCTATGATGAACATGATCTGTACACCGAAATTCTACGGAAAAATCCGCACATATCTGGACAAAGTTACAGTGCCGGGTGTTGGCGTGGCTGACGAAGAGTTCTACGCTTATCATGGCGTAAAAACATTCTCATGCGTGCACATGCCGACAGACGTTGATGTGATCGTGATGGTGGATGGAGCCATCGCACAGCCTGTTAAATCCACACCATACAGTGCTGAGAAGATTCCTCTTTCAGAAGCATATGGTATTGAACTCTTCTACCATTACGGAACAAAATCTGTAATGCCAGACCTTATCTTCAAAAATAAGAAAGGTGAGTAAGCATGAGACAGTTCGAAGACTTGGAAACGGGCAGAACCTTATCAACTGAGCATGAAATGAGTGCTCAGTTGATGGAGAATAACCCAAATAAATACAAAGAGATCAAAGGCGGGAACAAAGGCAGAAAATCTACTGCAAAAGAAGATCAGAAGTAGCAGGAGGAACATTATGGCGTACACAGATTATGAATTTTACAAAAACAAATTCTATGGTGATACTGTGCCGGAAAGTGACTTCCTAAAATATGCAGAGCGTGCCAGTGACCGCATAGACCAATATACTTTCGACCGTCTTGTTGACGGACTTCCAGAAAATGAGCGAGCTAAAACGAAAGTACAAAAGGCTGTCTGTGCGGTTGCTGATGAAATGTATAAAGTTGATCAAGCTAGAAATGCCCTTATGGACAACATAGGGACTATACAGAGAGAGGATGGGACGGTCATAAATAAGACCGTCTCTTCTATTTCTTCCGGTAATGAAAGCATATCCTACGCTACAGGCAGTAATGCATTTACAAACAATAAGTATGTAGAACTTGCAACAAATCCCAAAAAAGAAAGTGAACACTACTTGCAAAAAGCAGTGGAATATCTCTTTAACACTACTGACGACAACGGAATACATCTTTTGTATGCCGGACTGTGAGGTTAATATGTTAAAAATCATCAAAAGATTGTTATGCAAACATGAAAAGAAAGTTCATGCCGGAACATATCTGGAAGACATCGGAAACGGGATAAAAGAAACAAGGCACATATGAAAGTGCGAAAAATGTGGTAAGAAGTTTTATTTACGAGAGGTGATACCAATGTATGACAAAACCATAACTGTATTCAACAAATATGTGAATCAAAAGGATGAAATATTTTGGTATCCGACCGTAATCAAAGGTGTTCAACTCATTGTTGATAAATCCGCAAACATCGAAAAGACAGGACTTGATACGGCTGACACGGCAACGCTCCATGTTCTGTATCACATGGCATCCGATGAAAAAGTAGTAGCTGGCAAAAAGTATCTTGAGCCTAAAAAATGGGCGAAACAAATTAACGATACACTTGGACATACCGTCACATTTGCAAGCGGTGACTTTTTCATTGAGGGCGAACATGATGAAAAGATGATAGCAGACGAAGACTATCAGAGCCGGAGAGACGGTGGCTTTTATGATTACATGAACAAAAATAGCGACAATGTATTCTTAATCACCAATGTTGGAACATACACACTTATCCCACATTTTGAGATAGGGGGAAAGTAAATGGCACGTAGCAGAATGTTCCATTTTCCGAACATCTCGATAGTTGAAGCTGACATCAAAGTGAATGTGAATCTTGACCGATTCGAAAAGCAATTCCAAGATGCTCAACTTTGGTTAGATGAACAGGTATGGACAGGCACAAAAAAGTATATTCCGCAAAGAGACGGAATGTTGATTGATACTACTAGTGTGCAGAATGAATCCCTGAAAGGTAGTGGAAAGGTTTATGCCGGATATGGTCCTTACGCAAGATTTTTGTACATGGGAAAAGTTATGGTGGATCCGGAAACTGGTTCGCCGTGGGCAAGGCCAAAAGCAAAAAAAGTAGTAACAGACCGTGATATCCAGTTTTCGAAAGAGCCAAACCCTTTTGCAACAGATCACTGGTTTGATGTTGCTAAAGACGAATTTGGTGATACATGGGTAAAAGGAGTGAAGAAACGTGCAGGCGGTGGATAGTAAAAAAACAGTGAAATACGATGTTGACGGATACGACATTGTAACAAATGCACTTAAAGATTTGCTGAATCAGTATCCAGGATTGGAAACCGGGGAAGTGTTTAAATTCTCCACTCTGAAAGAAGATGATGGAATAGCATTCTATCCGGTATCCGGTGCGGTGATTGCACAGGAGAAAAAATCGGTAACAGGTAAGGTGAATCAGCTTTGCAACTACCCGTTCTATATCGTGTACAGGACATCTCGTGATTCTCCGAATATGAAAGCGGATATCAAGGAATTTCTTGATAGTGTAGGTAAATGGCTGGAACGACAAACAGTCGTGATTGATGGCGAAAAGCATAAGCTTACATCTTACCCAGCACTTACAGAAGAACGAAAAATAGAAGAGATTACAAGAATCACACCATCATACCTTGACAAAACTTACGAAAACAATGTGCAAGACTGGGTGATTAGTATGTCTCTCAAATACAGGAATATATTCAGAAGAACTAATTAACCGGACATCAGTTGAAGATGTTCGCTGACCGTAAAAAATTAACGGTAGAAAGGAAAGATAATATGGGACAGTTAAATCGTGAAGCATTAGCGCACTATTTAGACACCACATTCAAAAAAGTCTTAGCATCCGCAGAGTTTGAAGTCATCGGAGAAGACATCGAAGAAATGTCTGTCGAACTCAACCCGGATACATCGACCAAGAAAACGATTCTTGGCAAGACAAAAACAACAGACAACGGGTATGAGCCGTCCATTAGTGCAGACCCGTTCTATGCGGATCCGGATTCAAAATTATATCCACACATTAGAGACATTGCGCTTGACCAGTTAAAAGGTGATGCTTGCAAAACACTGATGCTTGAAGTGATCGTGGAAGACACAAGCGCAGAGAATCATCTTGCCTATGTACAGGAAGTGCTCGTAAAACCTCAGAGCTACGGCGGTGACACAGCCGGAGTAAATATCCCATTCAACATTTCGTTCGATGGTGATAGAACAAAAGGCTATGTAACGGCTGAATCACTTAAAACAGGAAACCCGAAGTTTACGGCTGGTGCATTACCGGCAAGCGTAAATTCACTGGCTGATTAATTCTGAAAGAGGTGCATCTTATGAGCAATAAATTGATTAAGCCGTCCAATGAAAACAAGATCATCATTGATGATGGTTCAAAGTCCTATACTATCGAGAACAAAAAAGGAAAAAAACTTGGTGTGTTTGAGTTCCGTCCATCAGATACAAATATCGTAAACCGACTGGATGAAGTGATCGAATTTTTCAACACTTACAAAATGCCGGATGGCGAAGACGGAGTATCAAAAGCAGAAAAAGAGATTGTTGGAAAAATATCCTACCTCATCAATGCAGATGCAGAAGAATCCTTTTTCAAGATTCTTGGGGCGTTTTCAGCACTGGAAAACGGCGAACTGTATGTAGAAAATGTTCTCAATGCAGTTGCAAAAGTAATTGAAAGAGAATTTCATCACAGATCAAAAAAGGTACAACGTCGCATGAACAAATATGTGGCAAAGTACCATAACTAATGTATGCGTGGAAACTTCCCACTTCCTTAGAGATTAATGGCAAAGAATATCGGATACGCACAGACTTTCGTGTGATATTGGATATTCTTTCTGCTATGAACGACCCGGAGATATTTGAACCCGATATGACAGAAGAAGAAAAGAATCAAGAGCGTGCACTTACGCTTTTGCAAATTCTGTATATTGATTTCGGCAGCATGAACCCTAGAGACTATGAAGAAGCCATGAAAAAAGGCGGGGAATTCATAGATTGTGGATTCAAAGAAGACAACAAAAAGCCAAGACCGCAGTTGATGGATTGGGAAAAAGATGCTCATGTTGTCATCCCGGCCATTAACAAGACAATAGGAAAGGATGTGCGTTCGGAAGAATATATGCATTGGTGGACATTCCTTGGTGCATACATGGAAGTCGGAGAAAGCACATTTTCTACTATCGTCAGTATAAGGGACAAAAAAAGAAGAGGGAAAAAACTGGAAAAGTGGGAAGAAGATTATTATAAAGAACACAAAAACATGGTTGATCTAAAGACCAAAACACAGGAACGTAGCGAAGCCGAAAAGGAAGAATTAAGAGAACTTTTCGGGTTCAAGAAGAAATAACCGGACATCAGTTGAAGATGTTCGCTGACCGTAAAAAATTAACGGTAGAAAGGAATTGCTATGGCACAGGCAGACGGTAGCATTATTATTGATACCGAAATCAACTCGGATGGTATGAGTGCCGGTGGCAGAGAGATAGAATCATCACTGAGAAAAATGGCAAATGAACTGAATGGAGTTAGTGCAAAAACCAAAGCATCAATAGAGAAACAGATTGATTCGTTCTCAAAACTTAGCCGGGAATATGCTAGGCAATCCGAAAAAGTAGAAGAATTAAAAAGAAAAGTAGCTGAATATGGCAACCAGAAGATTCCGACAGAGGAATACAGGGAAATACAGGCACAGATAGATCAAGCAACAGCAAAGATGAATCAGCTCACAGAAGCACAGGAACGCTTTCTTGCAAATGGTGGAAAGAAGAATTCCAATACTTACAAGAGACAGCAATATGACATTGATGAGCTTGCAAATACTATCAAATATGCTGAGGGAGAATTAAAGGACTTAGAAGCAAGTGGCACTGCATTCCGAACAGGAACAGGAACTAAAGAAGCGAAATCCGATATGGAAAAGCTTGCGGTAGCAGAAGACAAACTTGCAAATATCAATGATCGGTTAAATACGTCTTACAAATCTATAAAAGGAACTGTAGACGAATATAAGTCCAAAACGCTTAAAGCTTCAGATGCGAACGATAAAATGAGTTCATCCGGCAAGCGGGCATCAAAATCCATAAAAGGTGTTTCAAAATCTGCCGGTGGTGCAAGAATGAGCCTTGGCCGTATGCTTGGTATGTCTTTGCTTATGAGTGTTGCTTTCCGTGCGTTTTCAGCTGTAATGAGTGGAATCAAAGGGGGATTCGACAACCTGTCGCAGTATTCCAGTGATACAAATAACAGCTTGTCGATGTTGTGGGGCAGTTTGGTGCGCTTGCAAAACTCACTCGCAACAGCATTTGCCCCGATACTTTCCATAGTGGCACCGATACTGTCTAAGTTTATCGACATGATTTCGACAGCTGCAAGCTATGTAAGTATGTTCTTTGCTTTCCTAAGCGGTAAGAAAACATATACAAAAGCTATAGCAGTGCAAAAAGACTATGCGAAGAGTTTAGACAAGACGGCATCTAGCGCAAAGAAAGACGCAGACAGTACAAAAGATGTTGCAGACGCTACAGAGGACGCAACTGACGCTACAGAGGACTATCTTTCACCGTTGGATGATTTAAACCGATACACAGAACAACAGGATAAAAACAATTCCGGTTCTAAAAATCCATCAAGTAGTACGCCGAATACTGGCGGTGGAAGTGGAACATCACCGATGTTTGAAGAAGTGGCAATTTCAGATATCCCAATCTTGGAAAAGTTAAAGGATATTCTCTCGCAAATATTCAAACCGTTCAAAGAAGCGTGGGACAAAGAGGGACAAAATACTATTGATTCTGCTAAATACGCTTTTACCGAATTGAAAAATCTGGTGACAGATGTCGGAAAGAGCATGCTTGAAGTTTGGACAAATGGTACAGGCACAAAGATTTTGGAAACAATTTTGCAAATAACGCAAGGAATTTTTACGACTACCGGGAATGTTGCAAGACAATTAGATGTGGCATGGAATAAAAACAAAGTCGGTACGGCAATTATACAGGCAATTGCTGATATTTTCCAAACAATCCTAGATATTATTAATAAGATTGTATGGGCAACGGCTGATTGGGTTGGAAAACTTGATTTTTATCCATTACTTGATTCAATTAGAAATGTTTTGGAAAAATTACAACCATTAATTAAAGTCATTGGTGATTATGTGTACGAATTATACACAACTATTGTATTGCCATTTTTGAAGTGGCTAATAGAAAAAGGATTACCGACATTGATTAATGGAATAGCAGGATTCTTTGACTTTTTAAGCAAGCACTCTTGGATAATTGAATTGATCGGCTCGCTTTTGATGGGTGCGTTTGCTGCCGGAAAAATCACACCATTAATCGCAATGATCGTCAACGGAATATCTGGATTGATTTCAATACTTGGCTCAGAAGGTCTTATCGGTGCAATTAGTGCGATTATATCCTCAGTTGGAATAATCCCGATTGTAATAACGGCTGTGATTGCAATCCTTGTACTTTTAGTAACTCATTGGGATCAAGTAAAACAGACAATGTTAAATTTTGCAGATTGGCTCAGTAATGCGTTTGTAACCGATTGGACAAAACAATTCGGAATTATTGGCGATTACATGAATCTTTTCTTTTCCACTATCAGCAATATCATTGATGGTATAAAACAGATATTTAACGGTATCGTTGAATTTTTTACAGGAGTATTTACCGGCAATTGGAAACAAGCTTGGGAGGGAATAAAAGATATTTTTATTGGCGTATGGAATTTAATGGCAACAATAGTCACCACGCCACTTAACTTAATAAAGACCCTTGTGAACCAAGTTTTTGAATTCATTAAGAATTTCGTTTTAACACCGTTTTCAAAATTTGTGAATGGTATTTTTAAAACAGACTGGACAAAGGCATTTGGAATCATTGGAGATTATATGAACGGATGGGCGCAGAATATTAAAAATCTTTTCGATTCGGTAAAACAGATATTTAACGGTATTGTAAATTTTGTAAACGGTGTTTTGTCTGGGAATTGGCGAAGAGCGTGGAATGGAATTAAGAATATATTTGCCGGAATATGGAATGCAATGGCATCTGTTGTAAAAAGTCCGGTAAATCTAATCATCAGCTTTATGAACGCTATGTTACGTGGATTCCAGAGGATGCAGAACGGATTTGCAAGTGCTATGAACCACATGAATATTCGGTTGCCAAAATGGTTGCAGAAGTTTACAGGTTGGAGTTCTGTTGGATTTAATATTGGTTATTGGAGTCCGAACTATATCCCGTATCTTGCAAAAGGTGCGGTAATTCCACCAAACAAAGAGTTCATGGCGGTACTCGGCGACCAGAAGAACGGAAACAACATCGAAGCACCGGAAAGCTTAATCCGGCAGATTGTAAGGGAAGAATCCGGCGGTGGACAGAAACAGCGCATTGAAATCCCAGTATATCTGAAAGGTAAGCAGATATATAAAGCAGTGGTAGAAGAGGGAAAAGTAGTAATGTCACAGACGGGTATGAATCCGTTTGAGATGGCGTAGGGGGTGATGATATGGTACAGGAGCATTTGAGGTTCGGAACATACACCGCCCCTGACGTTGACGAAGACGGATATACAGTACAACTTGCGACAACCTCTACTGCAAAGTCTACACGTACGCAAAAAGGGAATATGAAAAACACGGTAATGTTTACCGTAGAAGCATATAACTTAAAATGGACAGATATCAGTGCAAAAGAAGCGTCAAATATACTCCGACAGGTTATGAATAAAAATGAATTTGATTTCTACCATTTTAACGCATATAAAGCGCAGTGGGAAACTGGAAAATTCTATGCTTCTAATTATAATCTTCCGGTTGTACGTCTTAATAACGGAGAAGAAAGGTATAGCGAATTAAGCTTTCAAGTAACTTGTATCAATCCGTTGTCATTATAAATAACTCCGGCTGTCGATTTAGACAGTCGCTGACCTTAAATAGTTAGGGGTAGAAGATGAAAAATGTAAGTAACAATTTTAAAAAAGTTATAAAGAATGGCGGGCCATTTTACTCTTACGCAAAAGTTTTATTTTCAGATGGTTCTGAAATAACACTAAACTCAGAGGATGATTTTGCCATTTCTGACAACGGATATTCGGAATCCGGCGGTGATGATTTACCGCTGGGTTCCGCTCTGTCCAAAACTATCACATTGTCCTTATTCAATGAGGATGAAAGATTTTCGGATTATGATTTCTTTTATTCACAGATCACATTATACACAGAAGCAGACTTGGAGGATGGTACACAGGAAAGAATAAATGAGGGCGTATTTTATGTCACTTCTCCGGTAGCAACGGGAGAAGTTATAGAAATCACGGCTTATGATGCTATGTATAAAGCTAATAAAGAATTTACTTCTCAGCTTTCCTATCCGGCAACTACAAGAAACCTGTTATTAGAAGTCTGTGCGTTCGTTGGAATTACAGTTGCGGATGCTCATTTCAAGAACGAAGATTTTCAAATTCAGAGTATGCCGGAAAAGACAACGGCTCGTAAAATTATTGGATATATTGCTCAAATAGCGGTCGGAAATGCAATCATTAAGAATGGTTCTCTTAGCATTAAAAGTTACGATTTTGAGCCACTCAGAGACGTTACAGACGGTACTCTGTACACTGAATTGTCAACACAAAGCGCAAAATACCATGTTTTATCCGAATATTCGGATTATCCAACAGTAGGGATGAACCCGGTAACGATTACTGGAATACGAACTACAAAGCGTGTAAACAATGAGGACGTAGAATATCTGAACGGAACGGATGACTATGCATTGACTATAACCAATCCATTAATCACTGGCGCAGAAGAAAAAGCACTGGAATTAATCGGAGATGTGTTGAACGGTGTGACACTGACATCGTTCTCTGGAACGTTTTTTCCTTACCCGACCGCAGAAATCATGGATTGTGCCGTTATCGTAGATCAAAACGACAAAGCGTACAAAACAGTGATAACCACACATGATTTTTCTTATCCTGGAGAATCTGAACTGTCTTGCGGTATCAAGGATCCGGAAACAAATAGCAGTACATATTACAGTGAATCTGCCGAGATGTATCACAAAGTACAGGCAGAAGCAAACAAAAATCGAAAAGAAATGGAATCTGCTATTGAGAATTTGCAGACCACTCTTTCCAATGCAAAAGGAATGTACACTAGTAAGGTGCGACAGGCTGACGGCTCTTATATAACATATCTGCATGACAAGCCGACAATGAGTGAATCCGAAAACGTCATTAAGATTACATCCGATGCTGTAGGTGTATCAACGGACGGCGGTCAGACCTATCCTTACGGCTTCTTTCTCACTGGTGATTTAGTAGCAAAAGTATTGTATGCTATCGGAATAAATGCGGATTATATCAATACCGGGGCATTAACTATCAGAGACAAAGACGGCAATATCACGTTTTATGCAGATACTGAAACAGGCCGTGTGGATATCCGTGCGGAATCACTTGCCATCGGTGGACAGACACTTGAAGCTATCGCAAACATAGCTGTCAAAAAGTTTGTTGACAATGTATACACAAAAGACATCAATAATCTGAAAGACCAAGTTACAAACAAGATTGAAACCTGGTATCAGCCTACTGACCCGGCGGTTAACTGGGGTGGAATCACGGAAATACCTTGGTGCGATGCGGATGGAAATGCAATCCTCGACACAGACGGGAATGAAATGTATCTCTACTTCGAGGAAACCAAAGCATCTCATATCGGTGATTTGTGGAAAAACACAACCACGAACGAAGAGTACCGATATTCAGAATCCGGTGAATGGGTAAAAATGCCTGTCCCGGATGCGGTATTTGATGAAATTGACGGAAAAGCACAGATATTTATCAACACACCATCTACGCCATATAGTACAGGCGATTTGTGGTTTGACAGTTCCACATCTGATATTATGACGTGCGTAAAAAGCCGTGAGACAGGAGATTTTACCTCTTCCGACTGGGAGAAGCGTAACAAATACACAGATGATTCTGGCTTGAATGATTTTATCACAGCAACTTACGATCCTATCATTGCACAGATACAGGCACGTCTGGACGGGCAGATTGAAAACTGGTTTTACGATTACGAACCAACTATGCAGAATTACCCGGCATCCGAATGGACAACCGAGACAACCAGGAAAGAGCATGAGGGAGATTTGTTCTATTGGAAGTCTAAAGGATATTCGTACCGGTTCACGCAAGAAGATGCTACCGGCACTTGGAAATGGCAGTTGATACAGGATACCGATATAACAAAAGCATTAGCAGCAGCGGAAAAAGCACAGGATACCGCAGACGGAAAACGAAGAGTATTTGTTGTACAACCGGCACCACCTTATGATATCGGTGACCTTTGGGTTCAAGGCGGTGACGGGGATATCATGAGATGCAAGACCGCACGTTCTGAATCTGCCACATTTTCTGAAACAGATTGGGAAAAGGCATCTAAATACACGGATGACACAAAGGCGAATGAAGTTAAAAAAGAACTTGACGCACTCGGAGAGGACTTACAGACACAGATTGACGGTAAGATTGAGACATATAACCAGTCTATTAATCCGGCCGGAGCATGGACTACTGACGAACTGAAAGCAAATCACAAGGGAGATCTGTGGTATAACCCGGATGAACAGAAAACAAAGAGATGGAACGGCTCTGCATGGGAGGAAATGCCGGATGCTGATGCAATAAGTGCAAATAACCTTGCCATGACCAAAAAGCGTGTATTTGTCACCACGCCATTCCCACCTTATGACATCGGTGATTTGTGGGTCGGTGATGATACGTCAGACTTAAAACGATGCGTGACATCGAAGAAAGATGGCGAAAAGTATAGCGTAGGTGACTGGATTAAGGCTGTTAAATATACCGATGATACAACCGTGGAGAATTTCATCAATATAACTTATGCAGAAGATGTTGAAAAAATCAAAGAACAGCTCGACCAAAAGATTGAAACATGGTATCAAGATGAAGACCCGGCTATTTCGTGGACAACAGTAGAAACAACTGCATGGTGTGACGTGAACGGAAACAAGATTCTTGATGTGAACGGGAACGAAATCTTACTTGCTATAGAATCAGAAAAAGCCATGCATGAGGGTGATTTGTGGCACACAAAGACAGGGAATAAAGAATACATCTATCAGAGCGGACACTGGGTTGAATCCTCTATCCCGGATGAAGTTTTCGACAAAATTGACGGGAAAGCATCTATCTATGTCACACAGCCAAAGCCACCTTACGATGTCGGTGACACATGGTTCACAGGTACGGATATCAAGGTGTGTGTGACAGCAAGAGCAAACGGAAACTTTGATGCTTCGGACTGGGGAAAGAAAGATAACTATACGGATGATTCCACGGTAAATGATTTCATTCAGAATACCTACGACCCGAAGATAGAAGATATTCAGACACAGATTGACGGCAAGATTGACACCTATTTCTACGATTACGAGCCAACACTTAGCAACGTTCCGGCATCCGCATGGACAACCGATGAATTAAAAACCTTGCACAACGGTGACCTGTTCTTTTGGAAAACAAAAGGCTATACATACCGATTCCTCAAGATTGACAGTGTATGGCAGTGGTTCCGAATAAAGGACAGCCAAATTGATAAGGCAATGAATGATGCATCTAACGCACAGGACACGGCAGACAGCAAGCGTAGAGTATTCGTCACCACACCGGCACCGCCTTATGATGTCGGCGACCTTTGGACACAGGGGAAAAGCGGAGATTTAATGCGGTGCAAAGTTGCTAAAGCATCCGGTGCATTTGTAACTACGGATTGGGAGAAAGCTGTTAAATATACGGATGATTCCGCAGTAGATGACTTGAACGAAGCACTGACACAGGAAGATATCTTTAACCGATTGACAAATAACGGACAGGTACAAGGACTTTTCCTTAAAGACGGAAAAATCTATCTTAATTTCTCTTATGCAGAGGGCGGTACACTTAAATTAGGTGGAAAAGCCAACGAACAAGGAGTGCTTGAAGTATATCATTCTGCTGGGTGGAAAAGCATGTCTATTGACAATGAAGGATTGAAAACATATGGGGGGCAAAAAATCATTTCATACATAGATGGAGTAGATGACTCCGGCGAATTCGAAGCATATGTAAAGCTTCAAGGCGGAGTTGATGTTTCTATGAATCGTGCTGGTCCTGGAGTTGTGATTGAACCACAATATATTAGAATGTGGGATTATACTGGTACAGAAGTAGCATCTCTCGATGCAAACTACGAATGGTCGATACGTAAAAATGTTAGTATTACAGGTAATTTTTCAGTAACAGGTAAAAAAAGCAGGGTAGTCAACACAAAAAGCTATTCAAAAAGACTTTTGAACGCTTACGAAACTCCGGCACCAATGTTTGGAGATGTTGGAGAGGGCACTATAGGAGCTGACGGAAAATGCTATATCAGCATTGACCCGATATTCTTAGAAACTATCGCAAACGGTTGCAAATATCAAGTATTTTTGCAGAAAAACGGAAAAGGTGATGTATGGGTATCTGAACGGCATGAAACATACTTTGTCGTAGAGGGCACGGAAAGCCTAAACTTTTCATGGGAAATTAAGGCACGCCAAAAGGACTACGAATATGACAGAATAGATGTTTACAATGAAAACGTAGAAGAACGGGATATCGATTATGCATATATCGGTGAAATGGAATATCAGAACTATGTAGATATGATGCAAGCGGAGGTATAATATGAAAAAAATGTTAACCAGTTTTACAAAATTTACAACAGGGGAGGGTGAAAGAGTTTCTTTCACTTTTTCCGAAGTCTCAGAAAAAGGAGAATTGGTGAATCCAAACATTAAGGGGAATTTTATCGTAATGAGTGATGAAATTTTATCTCATTTGAAAGCGGTAGATGACTATATTAAAGAAAACTATCTTAAGGAGGAATAATTATGGCAAAATGGACAGATTACACTACAGATACAAACCCGACTGATACCGATGAGGTTATGGCACTGGATGCTGATAAATCACCAAAAGCAAATAAGCGTGTCACCTTGTCGACTTTAGCTGACTACTTTTTAGACAAGCTCGCAAGCAAGGTGTTTGCAAAATTAGAGACGCAGAATCAGACGGTTATCGGTGCGCTTAATGAATTAAATAGCAAGCAATTTTCAATCATAAATCTTTCAAAAGAGTTTACTTCAACAAATGGAAATTATGCATATACAGGCCTTTCGATTACTATACCTGAGTACACTATGTGTCTTATTTCTATATCGATTTCGTGGATGAATGCAATGCCAATTGGGGTTATACTTAATTCCTCTGATTCAGAATGCTCAAATAGTACAATGGCTTTCGAGTTTGAAGGATATCCAACGGTAGCCACTTATATAACAGAACCACAAAATAAAAGCAGAACATATTATGTGTGGGCAAAATGTGAAGGAATAGGTGTAAACAGAGCATCTATATTCGGATGTAGTTGCAAGACTAAATAGCAAGGCTCCGAGAGGGATTATAACCGGTACAACTACACTAGAAGAATATTGTTCGAAAAATAAAAAACTACCTGGAGAATATAGGATTAACGGGGCAATCATACCTGAAATATCAACTACAGAAAAATTTTGGGGCGTGCTAATTTTATCAGCAGTGTTTGATACGCAAATCGTAATAATCGCTGGTGGTAAAATGTATATTAGGGATTACACTGGAAATCCTAATGTTTGGTCGGGATGGAAGAAGTATACATATGCCAATTTATCTTAGTCTTCCTATTTAATACACTAACTGAATTTTGTGTATTAATCAAAATTTGTATTCAAAACGCAAATTTTTAGACAGGAATAAACAAAGATAATATACAGGAAACACCTCTTTTGATAGTAATATAACTTTTGAAAGGGGTGTTTTTATGAACAATATTGAAAATATAATAAGAAATGCAATAAGTGCTATGCAAGAAGTTTTACATCTGACCATTTAGAATTGATTAAAAATCCCTTACTATTTAAGAAAAGTACGGGCACAGCAAAAAAAGTAGAAAATGCCATGATTATTGTATCACTAAGAAAAGGAGAATAAATATGGCAACAATGAGCGAAGAAACCATTTGCGAAGTAGTCAAAAGCTGTGCCTACGGCTACACTGTAGACGAATTGGTAGAACACTACGGCATGGAAAAAGCAGATGCAGAAAAATTCATGAAAGAGCATGCAGCTGAGATTGCAGAAATGAAAGAACATTTAAAACAGGAGGGATATATTGAGTAGGGTAGTCGATGTTTCTGAACATAACGGGAACATCGACTGGGCGAAAGTAAAAGCATCTGGCATTGTAGGTGCTATCCTTAGATGCGGATATGGACAAGATCAGACTGGACAGGATGATAAAAAATGGCTGAGAAATGTATCTGAATGTGAGCGTCTTGGCATCCCTTACGGTGTATATCTGTATTCTTACGCAAAGACTACAGGTGCAGTACAGGGAGAAATCAACCACGCATTAAGACTTCTAAAAGGACATTCTCCGGCATGGCCTGTATATTTTGACAGCGAACAGCCGGGAACACAGGGCGTTGCAAAAGCCAATGCAAAAGCATTTTGTGACGCAATGGTGGAACATGGCTATAAAGCCGGAATCTATGCATCTACATCTTGGTACAAAAACTATATCGGTCAGGCATGGGGATATTCTCTGTGGATTGCATCTTACGGCTCTAAATCTGCCGGAGTAAACGGAATCGACATGTGGCAGTACACGTCAAAGGGTTCTATTCCAGGCATTCCAGGTTATGTGGATGTGAACTATCTCTATAAGGATTTTGGCGGTATGGTAACTCCAGTACAGAAACCGACTGTAGCACCGGCGCCTAAACCGGTAGATGAATCTTGGAAAGGTGACAAGCGGTATTATCTTAACAATTCCCGTGTTGGAGAATGGCAGAAAGCCATGAACAAAGGGTTTGATACCAGCGCACTGTCTGTTGATGACAAATTCGGTGTCGGCTCACAGAATTTTGCTAAAACGCATATCTTATGGGCAGGACAGACACACAACTGTATCACGGCTATTAGATGGCTTAGACGTACCCTCAGAGACGTATATGGCTTTACAAAGCTGTCTTACAATGAGGGATGGACAGATTATCTCGGGAAGTGCGTAGAAGTATTCCAACGAAACAGAGGACTTACACCGGACAGAAAAGTAGGACTTATCACGACCTACTGGCTCTTATTGGGTGTCGTAAAATAGAATAAGATCATTACACTTTGCATACAATACCAAAAACACCCACTACATCAAGCAATTAGTAGTGGGTGTTTATTATTTTACTATAATTTTGTCCGGCACAATATTAAGTGTGGTTTGATAATTCGCTGTGAATGTGTGATCGTCTTCGTTCATTACCTCATTCCACATACCTAGGGTTGTGCCATACGGTTGCAGAACCAATACATTGTCTGTAGTAGGATACTGTGAATCGGATTGTTCGCAATCCCTGTATGTTCCGGTTATGGATACGTGGATTTCGTAAGGATACTTGATTTCACGATACGGTTCATTGTCATGATTATATATGCTCGCTGTGATCGTCTCAATCGTATATGTAGTACGGCCTGATGAAGTGCACATTGCAAATTCACCTTTTTCTACAGGGATAGGAGTTCCGTCTATTACTTTTTCTGGCTCAGATGTAGATTGTTCAATGTTGGTTACGCTTGTATAATATTTATTTATCGGAGATTCAACGGTTCTTTCCTGTTTTTCCACAACTTTTGTCTGAGGTGATGCACTCTTTACGGATACGGTATTATTCGATGATTTAAGTGACAACCTTTCGTCTACAGACTGCATTATTTCCGCTTTAAGCGTTTCTTTTTCATCATCGGTAAGTTTGTCCTGTTCATCTAGTTTCGCCTGTATATGGCTGTCTAAATCACTCAGAATATCTTCCCTCAGTTGTTTATTATTCTCTTTTATGGCAGATTCTATCTTTTTGTCCGCTTCGCTTTCGGTTAATCCAGAAGAGCAACCTGTTAAAGCAGTCATGGCACACACAAGGACAACTGCCATTAATCTATTTTTCATAATTTTTATACATAATATGGATTTGGCTTTCCAAGGATAGCAATCAAATCTATAATTACACCAATGAAGAGAAGTCCAAACGTACATATATACAGGATTCCCATGCCTATTTTTCCCTCGTAAAATTTATGTGCGCCAACAAATCCCAAACATAAGCATAAGAAAAATGCTATCCATTTATTTTTCGGGCATCCATAATATCTTGCAGAGGAAGAAGCAGAAGCACTTGCACTGGAACTTGCGGAAGAAGAAGCGGACGAAGCGTTGTTTATGATTATGCTCTGATCTTTACTTTTTAATTCTTCCACCTGTTTACCACATTTCGGGCATACTACGCAATCAGAATCTATCCGTTCTCCACAATGCTTACAGTATTTTTTGCCGTCATCCATTTTTATGTTTCCTTTCAATTTTTTATATAGTATGCTATGATTATATTTTATTAAGTATTTTTCTTTTCTTTTCTTCAAATTCTTGCTTATTGATTGCTCCACAGTCAAGAAGTTCTTTTAATGCTTTTAGCTGATTTAGATCATTTGCAACTTCTGCGGTAGATTCTGGTTTGTCGCTTATCTTTTTGTTTAGAAAATCCATAAATTCTTTGTATCTTTTTTTGTAATCTTTTCCTATAACCGAAAGAAGTAAAGAATTTGGATCATTTTTAACAGTATTCTTCCAGCCTTTGTCCATCCATTTTATTTGCTTGGCCTGTTCTCCCGGAATTATAAATTGTATATATCCAGGCCCCCACCAAACACTTGGTTCTTTGCATGTTATACCGCTAATGTTTTGATAATAGAATTTTCTCCCTTGTTTTCGAGAATCTGTTACATACATAGGAATAATCTCTACATATTCATCACAAGCAACAAGTTTCCCGAAAAAGCTATCTAATTCCAATACCTTTTTATTCTGCATATAAGTACCTCCGCATACATAGTATGCTATCTTCTTAATACCGCAATCACAACTCCAAACCTTACCCATTGTTCCATGTCTTCAAAACTATTCGGATCAACTTCTATGACATCACCGAAGCCGTTGATCGGGACTAACTTTGTCTTACCTCTCTGTACATACCGCCTTATATACGCACGTCCTGTTTCTTTGTGTATAATAATCACGGTATCACCGTTTCTTGGTACTCTTTTGGATATGCAAATGATATCACCCTTTACATATACAGGGAGCAAGTGGTTGCTCGTTATCTTTATACCACAATGTAACGTCTCACCGTACTTTTTTATGTATTCCGGGCAGTATATTCGTTCTTCGTGTGAGGAATCCAATATCATACCGTCAGCCATCTCACCAGTGGGGCATAGAACATCCAACATGTTTTCTGGATCCGTTTCCAATACTTTCATAGAGAGTTCATAGTCCATCTTACCAAGAATATACGCACGTTGCCTGTCGGTCAATTGCCTGTACTTTCCCAATACCTCGTATTCCTTAGAAGAACACCCTAAGAGATCAGGGATAGGTTTGTGCGTTAGTTCCGACAACCTTAGTGCTAAGAAAACGTCAAGATTATTAGTCTTCCGTGAAATGATGTTTTTGTATGTGGACACAGACACACCCAGCATCTTAGAAAAGAGAACTTGCGTAAAATCAAGGCTTTTCCGCTCTTCTTCGATGTTATGTGCAAAGTTATTCAACATTTCCTCTTTCGTTAACATTATGTCACATCCTGTCGAAAAGGCTAATATCTTGGCTATTTTTCATTCTTTTTAATAAGAAAAATACGATATTTTAGCCAACATCTTGACTATAGTTTCGAGTTATAATCTATATAAATATTACATGTATAATTATAAAATAAAAATGGCACTTGTCAAGCCATTGATAGGAGGTAATCTAATGGGAAAGGACGAAATGAACAGCAAGAGCAGCAAAACATGGACTGATACTTATGAAAACGAAATCAAGCGGATGATAAAAGGCATCCGTGACCCTCGCTTAATGCGGTACATCTATCTTATTGTAAAAGATGCTATCAGTGAAAACATTGACAGATAGCAAACATATGTTCTATAATGTAAGTAATCGCTACTGGAATGACGTGTCGGGATATTGGAGGGATTTATGTGGATGAAATTAAACGCAAAGAAGAACTTGTTAAAATGATAGAAGAATGTGAAAATGAACAGTTTTTGACTTTCTTATATTCAATGATTATATCTTTCAAAAAAAAGTGGGGCATTTAATGCCCCTCTTTTTCGTACCAATAGGCTATTGTGTCACAAATAGTTTGTCGGTGCTCTTTATTTAACGTCATTAATTTTTTTACACTTTCAAGAATAACTTTGTCTGAAAGTAATTCTGGTATAAGCTCTGCATTGTCTTCTGACAAATTCGTTTCCCAACCCATTATATAAGCCGGTGATACATCAAGAATATTGCTGATAGTTTCGATTATATCAATCGGAATATTCGTTACTACGTTATTCTCGTATTTATATAATCGTTGCTTTGCTATCCCGGCTTTTTTCGCTAAATCAATTTGAGCCATTCCGATACGTTCTCTTACTTTTTTTATTCTATCTCCAACGGTCGTTTCATTAGCCATTGACTTTTCCTCCTTTCCTATTGGTAACTTTAGTGTATCACAAATAAGTTACAAGTCAAGCGAAAAATAGCTTGACAAGTTACAAAAATGTTGTATAATAAGAGTAACTTCAAAAGTTACGAGGTTGGAAAGGAGAAAAAAGTATGATAGACACAAATAAGTTACGTGGCGTTATCGTAGAGAACGGTAAAACACAGTGTGATGTGGCAAAAATGCTTGGAATGACACCAAAAACATTCTATATTAGGATGAAAAAGGGTGTCTTTGGAAGTGATGAAATCCAGATCATGATTGACAACTTAAATATTCAGAATCCTATGGATATTTTTTTTGCTAAGAAAGTAACTTAACAAGTTACCGTACACACAAAAATTAAAAACAGGCGGTGATAACAAAGATGAAATTATTCAAGCCACGATGGGTTGTAAGAATTTGCATTCATAAGAATCCAGATAAAAGTGATATGGATAATTTACAGCATCTAAAAGAGGGATATTTCTTTTACTGGAATGCAAGGAAAGAGAAGAAAAGACTTTCTGGTATCCCTGTAATTTCAGTCCAAATATGCCACATCCCATTTAGAAAAAGGCACCCATATTTTCCGCTATGGCTTTCAGTGTTTGCCTTAATAGCCGTAACAATGAATATAAGATTGGATTCTTGTATACGTCATATCCTCCAAATAATGCAAGTATGGAGATAAGAGTAGGAACGATGAATCTTATTTTATCTTTCCTCTTGTATCGGAGATACATTTTCGCACGGTTATTTAGTACGTAATTAGTGCTTTTAGATGAACGGCAAATCAAGTTCTGTTCTCTAAGAAAACAGTATTTATCTTCGAAGAATTTATTTTGCGGTAAACCGAAGAATTGTATTTTCCGAAGACATATATTTTCCGAAAAAGATAAATCCAATTCTCGATGTGAAACTTGCGACATGGTTAATATTCCTTTCTGGATTACTCGGCATGGCAGTGCCTGTATAAACAGTATAGGAGAATCCAGAAGAAAAGACAACATGCAATGGAAGAGCCAAGAGTTGAGAGGCTATGGAGATGAAATGTTAAGCACTGAATGTAACTGAGATGGAAAAGATAGGCAGAGATTAGAAAAGAAATGATATGGCTTTGTGACGCTTAGCACGGATAAGAAAAGTAGCAGATCAGCAGGAACAGACACGAAAAGATATGGAATTGAAAAGAGAAGCTCTGAAACGGAAGCGCAGGGAACAGCCCAGTTGCGAAATGGAGAGGAGAAGAATAGAAAGGGAGAAGAACAGCACAGCGCAGCAATGACACCAAAACAAATTGAAAAGGAGAAAAACATATTATGAAAGAATTAAAAGTGAGAATAACGTTCACTGAGGAAGTATTAGGTTCTCAGTGTGCGGATAAGGAGATTCACCGGACTTATATTGCATCCAAAGCACCGGACGCACCGTCCCGTGAGGACGAAGTAGCAACACTTGGTGTAGATGCAGTAGAAGAGAAATCAATGACGATTTTCCACAAATACGAAGACGGAAAGCCGTTCGTATATGACTACCAGGTAAAAGGAATGTTTAAAGATTCTTGCGGAATGCTTCGTAAAGTAAAGGGCAGTGAATCATCAAAAATTAAAGCGTACAAAAAGGAGATTGACGGTCTTATTTTTGTGAAAGAACGCAAAATACCTCTGATTTTTGACGGAGATATGGGAACGTGTCAGAGACCGCTCCGGGCAAATACACCACAGGGAGAAAGAATATCCCTTGCATGTTCAGAGACCGTTCCGGTTGGCACAACAATGGAATTTACCGTTCAGTGCATGGTAGACAGTCATGCAAAACTCATAAAAGAATGGCTTGACTACGGAGAATTAAGAGGTTTTTCGCAGTGGCGGAACTCGGGAAAAGGGCGCTATGTTTGGGACGAACTGGACAAAAACGGGAACATAATCGGCGGTAATAACTTACATAAAAAGGTGAAAAAACAGGTACAAAAGGCAGTAAAAAAGCCTAAAAATATTTATTTTTCAATGTATTCAAATTATTGGAAAGGTAAATGCGAAAATGGTAGTTGATTTTTGGTCAAATCG